TACCCCACCCCCTTTATATAGAAAACCCCCCCGTCATCAATTTGGTACCATGCTCTTTGCTTTTATATATTTTGTTTGTACTATCCACAGACATGGAAGCTCACCCGCTAACCCAACCGCTTGTCCCTGACATCGACGACAACATTCCGCTCCCGGCTAACGCTCGGGAAGCTTTCCCTGAACTGTCCGTGCCTGACGAAATCGATATGCGGGCAAGGACAATTAAGTTGATCTCGGACATCACGCAGGTGCCGATCATCCCGACAGATGAGGATGCCGATGCCGCCAAAAGTTTGGCGCGTGAGATGGTGGAGAACCCCGAGAAAAAGCCTGACTTCAGTATCTATCCAAACGAAGTCATCGCTATGTACGCTGGGATTGCTGCACGATACAACCACATGATCGTCAAAGATTTGGCGGAGCTAAAACTCTATGTGGTTAATAAGTTATTTGAGACAGTCGAAGCAGCAGATGACCCCAAGACTCGCGTCTCTGCACTGAAAGCACTGGGCGAAGTGGACGGAATTGACGCCTTCAAGCGTCGTACAGAAACAACGCACATCATCAAGCCCATTGAAGAGGTCGAGAAGGAGCTTCTGTCGGTGCTAGAAGGCATCGAGTACAAGGTTATCGAAGAGAAAAGTGGGCCTAGCAATGGGTGATATCGTCAAATTTAAGGGCAAGAAGGGTAAAAAAGCGGTCGAGGCTCAAGAAGAAGTCACCATCGTGGCTTGTGGGAACTGTGAAGAGCCGGTTTTCTTCCTATCAGTAGACGGAAGAGTGTTTTGCGAGGTGTGTTTGCACCCCGTTGCCGCACTTTGGGTGCCGACAGACGAAGAACTTAACCCAGATCCGCCTAATCCCGCCGCATGAGCCTGCAATTAACGCCTGACAAGCTGCAAAAACTCAAAGCAGCACTGCCGATGATGCCCGACAAGGAGAAACGTCGGGTTGCAGAGCTATTGAAGAACTACCAGCAGCAGATTACGCAGGCAAAGGGGAAGGATTCTTTCCTCGACTTCATCGGTCATGTGTATCCGGGGTACAAGGTTGGCCCTCATCACAAAAAACTAGCGAGAATCTTTGAGGAAATTGCTGAAGGCAAGAAGAAACGGGTGATTGTGAACATCGCCCCGCGTCACGGCAAGTCGGAGATGATTTCGTACCTCGCCCCAGCGTGGTTCCTTGGGAAATATCCGCAGAAGAAGGTCATCATGGCGTCTCACACCGCAGACTTGGCGGTGAACTTCGGCCGCAGAGTCAGAAACTTGGTTGGATCGGAGAGCTACCGTGACATCTTTCCTACTGTCGAGCTTCAAGCAGATAGCAAGAGTGCTTCTCGCTGGGGTACAAACTTTAATGGTGAGTATTTTGCTATTGGCGTTGGTGGTGCCTTGGCTGGTCGGGGTGCTGATCTATTCATTATTGATGATCCTCATTCTGAACAGGAAGCCAAGCAAGGAAGAGCTGACGTATTTGAACCCGCTTGGGAATGGTTTCAGTCTGGACCTGTTCAAAGATTGATGCCGGGTGGCGCGATCATCGTGGTGATGACCCGGTGGAGCAAGATGGACTTGACCGGCAAGATCGTGGATCACATGACCCGCGAAGATGGTGCAGATCAGTGGGAAGTGGTCGAGTTCCCAGCCATCCTGAACGAGAAACCCCTATGGCCTGAGTTCTGGGGGATTGACGAGTTATTGGCTAAAAAGGCCAGTATGGATGTGCGGTATTGGCAAGCCCAGTACATGCAGCAGCCGACCTCGGAGGAAGGCGCACTCCTCAAGCGTGAGTGGTGGCAGGTATGGGAGGCGGATAACCCACCCCCGTGCGAACACATCATAATGAGCCTCGACGCCGCTCAGGAGAAAACCAACCGGTCGGACTTCAACGCCCTGACCACGTGGGGGGTCTTCTTTAACGAGGAGACCAAGAACTACAACATCATCCTCCTCAACGCCATCAAGCAGCGGCTGGAGTTCCCAGAGCTAAAGTCGCTCGTGCTGGAGGAGTACAAGGAGTGGAACCCGGACACGTTCATCGTGGAGAAGAAGTCCAACGGCGCAGCCCTGTATCAGGAGTTCCGCAGGATGGGTGTGCCCATCTCGGAGTTCACGCCGGGTAAGGGTCAGGACAAGATTTCCCGAGTTAATGCTGTGTCAGACTTGTTTTCTTCAGGTATAGTCTGGTGTACTGACCACAGGTGGGCCAGAGAAGTAGTCGAAGAGTGTAACGATTTCCCAAGTGGAACACATGATGACTTGGTTGACTCGACAACTCTAGCACTTCTTCGTTTCCGCCAAGGTGGTTTTATTCGCCTGCCAACTGACGAGCCAGAGCCAACTAAGTGGTTCAAGAGCAACAGGCGCGAAGGGTATTACTAGGAGAATTTAGATGGCCGTCGATAGAAGTTTGATGCAGGCTCCGATGGGTCTTGAAGCTATGGCTGCCGAGATGGAGCCGATTGAGATCGAGATCGTGGACCCAGAAGCGGTTCGTATCGGCGTCGATGGGATGGAGATTAGCCTTGAAAAAGAGGCACCCAGAGCAGAAGACTTTAACGCCAACCTTGCAGAATTTATCGATGAGCAAGAACTTCAACTCCTAGCATCTGAACTGCTGGGAGACTACGAGCAGGATTTAAGTTCGAGAAAGGATTGGCTCGACACGTATGTAAAAGGACTAAAAATTCTCGGCATTCGCTACGAGGAAAGAACAGAGCCGTGGCCGGGTGCGTGTGGTGTGTTTCACCCGCTCTTGATGGAGTCGGCTGTTAAGTTCCAGTCCGAGACGATCATGGAGACCTTCCCAGCGATGGGTCCGGTCAAGACCAAGATTATCGGCAAGGAGACTCCGGAGAAGAAGGACTCAGCCATTCGTGTCGCTGATGACATGAACTACAAGTTGACCGAGGAGATGAAGGAGTATCGCCCGGAGCATGAGCGTCTCCTGCTTTCGCTGGCTCTGTCGGGTAACGCATTTAAGAAGGTGTACTTCGACCCTTCGCTAAACCGTCAGACCGCTGTCTATATCCCAGCCGAAGATATCGTGGTGCCTTACGGCGCTGCCAACATTGAATCTGCTGAGCGTGTTACGCACCGGATGCGTAAGACCAAGAACGAGGTCAAGAAGCTTCAGTACGCAGGGTTCTATCGTGATGTTGATCTGGGTGATCCGGTTCGCGTCATGGACGAGGTGGAGAAGCAGAAGGCAGAGGATCAAGGCTTCTCAGCAAGCATGGACGACCGGTTCCAGTTGCTTGAGATGCACGTGAACCTTGACCTGAAAGATTATCCAGACGTTGACGATGACAATAGTGAGACGGGGATCGCACTGCCCTACGTGGTGACGATTGAGAAGGGAACGGGGACAGTCCTAGCCATTCGCAGGAACTGGAAAGAAGAAGATGAACTCAAAGCCAAGCGACAGCACTTTGTTCATTATGGTTACATCCCCGGCTTCGGGTTCTACTACTTTGGTCTCATCCACCTTATCGGCGGACACTCTAAGGCAGCTACATCACTTCTTCGCCAGCTTATCGACGCAGGAACACTCAGCAACCTTCCGGGTGGTCTCAAGTCGCGCGGGTTGCGAATTAAGGGAGACGATACGCCTATTGCTCCCGGCGAGTTCCGAGACGTAGACGTACCGAGTGGCGCGATCAAGGACAACATCCTCCCGCTGCCATACAAGGAACCCTCGCAGACTCTTGCTCAGTTGATGGATCGAGTGGTCGAGGAAGGTCGCCGCTTCGCTGCTGTGTCGGATCTCAAAGTCAGCGATATGTCGTCGCAGGCTCCGGTCGGTACGACGTTGGCTATTTTGGAGCGTGTTCTCAAGGTGATGTCGGCTGTTCAGGCTCGCATCCACTACACGATGAAGCAGGAGTTCAAACTCCTTGCTGCGATCATCCGAGACTATACGCCAGAGGAGTACAGCTACGAGCCGGAAGTCGGCGGCCGCAAGGCCAAGAAGTCCGACTACGATAACGTGGACATCCTCCCGGTGTCCGACCCGAATGCGGCAACCATGTCGCAGAAGGTGGTGCAGTACCAAGCTGTACTGCAACTCTCGCAGTCGGCTCCTCAGATTTACGATTTACCCTATCTTCATCGGCAGATGATTGAGACCTTGGGCATCAGGAATGCCAACAAGATTATCCCCGCTGCTGATGATCAAAAGCCTGTAGACCCGGTGACGGAGAACATGAATCTCTTGAACGGCAAACCCGTCAAGGCGTTCTACTACCAAGATCACGAGGCGCATCTACAGGTTCACATGATGGCCATGCAAGATCCGAAAATCATGCAGATTGTGGGTCAGAACCCGCAGGCTCAGTCCATCATGGCCGCTGGCGCTGCTCACATCATGGAGCACGTGGCGTTTCAGTACCGCAAGGAAATCGAGAAGCAGTTGGGAGCGAATCTCCCGCCGATGCCCGATGCGGAGAAAGACGAGAACTTCCTGCCAGAAGCAGCCGAGGTTCAGATATCTCAACTTGCCGCCGCAGCCGCTGCCAAGTTGTTGCAGAAGGATCAAGCCGAGGCCCAAGCCGCCCAAGCGCAGCAACAGGCGCAAGACCCTGTTATCCAGATGCAGCAGATGGAGCTTCAACTTCGTCAGCAAGAGTTGCAGATCCAGCAACAGAAGTTGCAGATCGATGCTCAAGTCAAAATGGCCGAGCAGCAGCGTAAAGAGAAGGAGTTGCAGATCGATGCGGCGCTCAAAGCCGATGAGATCGAACTTCGTCAACTTGAGATATCGAACCGTCAGCAGATCGAAGCCGCCAAGATGGGCGCAGACATCCAGAAACACAAAGCTAGCTTGGCTGCGAAACAGCAGGCAGACGGAGTGCGGATGGGCATCGATATTGCCAAGGCAAAAGAATCCGCTGATCTTCAGCGTAACCGCCCCCAAAAGGGCAAGAAGGAGTAAATGAGTTATACGACAGCACTCGACTACCTCAAATCAAAACTTGAGGACGAGCGTTCCAACATCGTGTCTTTTCTGTCTCAAGGCACTTTGAAGGACATCGAAGAGTATCGAAGATTGTGCGGCATCATCCAAGGTCTTGATGCAGCCAAAGTTTTGATTTCAGACCTTGAAAAACGGATGGAGACAGACGATGAGTAATATTGATATTGAGAAAACACAGGAAGAGGCCAAGAAAGCCTCGTTGCTCCCAGCGCCGAGAGGGTATCGGTTGCTGTGCGCGGTTCCTCATGTAGAAGAGGAATTTGAAGGCGGCATCGTCAAGGCCGAGGACACCAAGCGTACGGAGGAACTGACTACGGTCGTTCTCTTTGTCGTGAAGGTGGGTGACATGGCCTACAAGGATAAGGATCGGTTTCCGACTGGTCCGTGGTGCAAGGAAGGGGACTTTGTTCTGACCCGTCCGTACGCAGGCACCCGCGTGGTCATTCATGGCCGCGAGTTCCGTTTAATCAACGACGACAGTGTGGAAGCGGTGGTCGATGACCCCCGTGGTATCCGCCGCGCATAAGGAGTAAATCATGGCAGATCTTGAAGAATACAAATTCCCCGACGAAGTAGAGGCTGAAAACAAAGCCAAAGACACGGCGGGTGAAGACGATTTCAGTATTGAAATTGTGGACGATATGCCTCCAGAGGATCGGCAGCATTCTCGCCCGATGCCCGAGGAAATCGTTAAGAAGCTGGAAAAGGACGAGTTGGATGAGTATTCCGACGACGTAAAAGAACGCTTCCGCCAGATGAAAAAGGTCTGGAATGACGAGCGTCGTGCCAAGGAATCAGCAGCCCGTGAGCGTGAGGAAGCCCTCAAGTTCGCTCAATCTCAGATGGAAGAGAACAAGCGTCTCAAGCAGCGCCTTGGCGTTGGTGAGCGTGTCTTTATCCAAGAGGTCACTAAGGCTGCAAACAACGAGCTTTTGACCGCTAAAGAAAAGCTAAAGCAAGCTTACGAATCAGGCGATGCCGAAAACATTGCTCTGGCTCAAGAGGCGATGACTGACGCGAAGCTTAAACTGAAACAGTACGAAGGCTTCCGTCCCTCTTTACAATCAGAAGAGGAAAGTGTACAACCGCCTCAACAGGTAACGACGCCACAAGCGCCTGCTCCAGCAATCGACCCAAAAGCCGATGCTTGGAAACGGAACAACACTTGGTTCGGCGTGGACGAGGAGATGACCGCCCTCGCACTCGGCCTGCACGAAAAACTGGTCAGGTCTGGAGTCGATCCGCGTAGTGACGAGTACTACCAAAAGATCGATGCAACGATGAGGAAGCGGTTTCCTGAGACGTTCGACGACGTTGAAGAAGCCAAACCTCAAAAGGAAGAACCCAAACCTTCTTCTAAGTCAAAGCCATCCACAAACGTGGCCCCTGTAACGCGGGGAACCGCACCTCGTCAAATTCGTTTGACGGCTACGCAAGTTGCTCTGGCTAAAAAACTTGGCTTGAGTAATGAACAGTACGCACGTGAATTGATGAAACTGGAGGCTAACTAAAATGGCTGAGAATCGTTTGCAACGAGAAGTTGATAGTAGAGACGCCGCGCAGCGAAAGATGTCGTGGGCACCGCCCCAAACGCTCCCCGAACCGGAGCCGCAGGAAGGTTGGGTGTTCCGCTGGATTCGGACCAGTATTATGGGTCAAGCAGATCCCTCTAATACGTCTGCAAAGTTTCGGGAAGGCTGGGAGCCTGTGAAGGCTTCTGAACAACCCAAGCTGATGATGCAAGCTGATCCCAATGGACGTTTTAAAGACAACATTGAGATTGGTGGGTTGTTGCTCTGCAAGGCTCCAAAGGAGTTGATGGACCAGCGTGATAGCTATTACGCGAAACAGGCCCAAGCTCAGTTGCAGTCAGTGGACAACAACTTTATGAGGCTGAACGACGAACGTATGCCCCTCTTCACTGAGAAGAAAACTACGGTCTCGTTTGGCAAGGGTAAATAACTTATTTTGGAGTAACAAATGGCTTATCCTACCGTTGACAAGCCTTATGGCTTGAAGCCGATCAACTTGATCGGTGGGCAGGTGTTTGCCGGTGCAACTCGTCAGCGTCGTATCGCTTCTGGTGCCTCAAGCATCGGTTATGGCGACCCGCTGAAGTTCGCTTCGGATGGCACTGTTGTTGTGACGACTGAAGAGAGCACGGCCCCTGTCGCTGGCTTTGCTGGCGTGTTCTTGGGCTGTAACTTCGTATCCTCTGTGACGGGTCAGCCGACCTACTCGCAGTCTTGGATTTCGGGTACTGCGGTCAAGGCTGGTACGTACATTGTTGCGTACGTGGTTGACGACCCGGACACCCTGTTCAAGGCTGTTGGTGTGACGGCTTCGCTGGTGGTTTCGACCACGGGCGGTTTCGAGTACACGAGCATTGGTTTGAACGTGGCTCTTGTGGCGAACACCCTGAACACGACGACGAACGACTCGCAACAAGGTCTGTTGGTTGGCTCGGCTGCTACGACTCGTTCGCTGCCGATGCGTATCATCGACGTTGTTGAAGACACGGCGTTCGTGTCGAGCGGCACCGTTTACTACCCTGAAGTTATCGTCAAGTTTAACGCTCCGTACGTAACTTCTGGCGTGGTTGAGGGCGGTCACGCTTACAACAACCCGCTGGGTATTTAATAGGAGTTCTGAAAAATGGCTATTTCACGTGCACAATTACTCAAAGAACTCCTTCCGGGTTTGAACGCCCTGTTTGGTCTTGAGTACAAGTCCTATGGTGAGGAGCACAAGGAGATCTACGATACCGAGACCTCCGAGCGTTCCTTTGAAGAAGAGACGAAGCTGAGCGGATTCTCCGCTGCCCCCGTGAAGAACGAGGGTCAGGCCATTGCGTACGACAACGCGCAGGAAGCTTGGACGGCTCGTTACAACCACGAGACGATTGCTCTCGGCTTCTCCATCACGGAAGAGGCGGTTGAGGACAACCTGTACGACTCGCTCAGCAAGCGTTATACAAAGGCTCTTGCTCGCGCTATGGCGTACACGAAGCAGGTCAAGGCGGCGTCGGTTCTGAACAATGGCTTCTCTTCGTCCTACGTGGGCGGTGACGGCCAGCCGTTGTTCTCGGCCTCGCATCCGCTTGTTTCGGGTGGCACCAACAGCAACCGTTTGACGGCCTCGGATCTCAACGAAACTTCGTTGGAAGCTGCGGTTATTCAGATTGCTGGTTGGACCGACGAACGTGGTCTCTTGATCGCGGCGAAGCCCAACAAGCTCATCGTGCCCCCGTCATTGATGTTCACTGCCAAGCGACTCCTCGATACGGAACTCCGTGTTGCGACCGCTGACAACGACATCAACGCGTTGAAGGCGATGGGTTCGATTCCGGGCGGTTACACCGTGAACCACTTCTTGACCGACACGAATGCTTGGTTCTTGACGACCGACGTTCCGAACGGCATGAAGCACTTCGTTCGTACCCCGCTGCAAAACAGCATGGATGGCGATTTCGACACCGGCAACGTCCGGTACAAGAGCCGCGAGCGTTATAGCTTCGGCTGGTCGGACCCGCTGGGCATGTTCGCTTCGCCGGGCGCGTCCTGAGTTTGATTGAGTCCTAGAGAGATTGGGGGGTTACAAGTAGAAATGCTTGTAGCCCCTCTTTTTTAGTGATATACAGTCGTTATCGGGAAAAAACCGTTTACCAGACAGCCCCGACTGACGACATGCAGACTGGTAAACATTTACTCGCATGTGAGGAATTGAAATGGCACGTACTACGTTTTCGGGTCCGGTTAAGTCGGACAATGGCTTTGAGGGCGATATCGTTGGTGGTGTTGTATCCGCTTCGACCCTTGTGATCGGTACGACGACTGTCACTGCTGGTGTCGCCACGGGTTCGGTTTCGGCTCAAGCCGGTTATATCCCGGTCAAAATTGGATCGACCGTTAAGTACATCGCGCTGTATTCCAGCCTGACTCCGTAAGATTTCGTAGGGGGGCGCAAGCCCCCTTCATCCATTACAGGAGATCCAGATGGGTATGCAAACAGATGTCTTAGCCAGTCAACCCCGTACTGATGCGGGGCAACTGCTGGACCAGAATAGCCTTGTTATTGGCCGTTCGCGTGTGAAAGCGATTTACATCATCCCGACCTCTTCGGCTGGTCAAGTCGTGTTCCGCGATGGCGGATCGGGCGGTCCGGTCAAGATCACCGTGAACACCCTTGCTAGTTCCAGCGCACCGGATTACGTCCTGCTGCCGGGTGAAGGTCTTCTCTTCCAAGAGAACGTCTACATTGCCCCGTCAGCCGTAGTCTCGACGATGGTGATCTATGGCTAAGTCTCCGGCTTGGCAGCGCAAGGAAGGGAAGAACCCGAAGGGCGGCTTAAATGCCAAAGGTCGGGCTTCTTACAACCGAGCTAATCCCGGTAAACCCGGCCTGAAGGCACCGCAGCCTGAAGGTGGACCTCGCAAGAAATCATTCTGCGCGAGAATGTCGGGAATGAAGAAAAAGCTGACCAGCGCGAAGACGGCCAATGATCCCAACAGTCGTATCAACAAGTCCCTTAGAGCATGGAACTGCTGACATGGAAATGTTGGTCTGGAACATGGTTCTTACGGGAATCGTGGCCGTTCTGGGTTTTGTTGTGAAAGAGAAGTTCGCTGAACTTCAACGGTTGGGGATTCTCCTCAACAGAACCCGCGAAGAGATGGCTCGTGAACACGTAACCCGTGCGGAAGTACGGGCTGATGCACAGGTACTCCTAGACCGGCTTGACCGGCTGGAGCAAAAGATCGACCGATTGGTGAGCCACAATGCCAAGCAAGTCGGGTAAACAACATCGTTTAATGGCCTTGGTTGCAAATGACCCGAAAGCAGCCAAACGTCTTGGAGTCCCCCAAAAGGTTGGGAAGGAATTCATGAAGGCTGACAAGGGTCGCAAGTTCAGGAGTAAGTAAAAATGTTTAGCGTTAAAAAAGCCGTTGCTGCTCGCAACAACCGTCAAGAAATGGCTGGCGATAAAATGGGTCGTGCTATGCCGATGCGCGGCAACATGGCTGATAAAGCCGGTCGTGCGATGCCCATGATGAAGAAGGGCGGCAAGGTAAAGTCAGGAAGCTCAGCTTCCAAGCGTGCTGACGGCGTTGCTCATAAGGGCAAGACCAAGGGCAAGATGATCAAGATGAACTACGGCGGTAAGTGCTAATGAACCAAGCACCAAAAGGTCCGCAAGGGCCTCGGCGTTCTCCGGCACAGGCGGCCGCTGCTCGTAAAGAGCGTGAAGCTATTGAGAAGGCCCGTCAGGAAGAGCTAGAGCGCAAGATGCGTGAAGCATACGAAAAGGCGCAAGGCAGTAGCGTTTCTGGCATGAAGAGCGGCGGTATGCCTGACCTGACGGGTGACGGTAAGGTTACTCGTGCTGACGTTTTGAAAGGCCGTGGGGTTTTCAAAAAAGGTGGTGCCGTCAAATCTTCTGCTTCCAAGCGTGCTGACGGCATCGCTGTTCGTGGCAAGACAAAGGGACGGATGGTCTGATGATGCCCTCCCGAGGCATGGGTGATATCAACCCCAAGAAGGTGCCGCGAGCAAAGCGGCGCGGGGATGACAAGCCTGTGATCGGGACGGGCAAGCCCATTCGTACTTTTAAGAAGGGCGGCGAGAGCAAGGTCAATTCCGCTGGTAACTACACCAAGCCCGGTATGCGTAAAGCATTGTTCAACAGCATCAAAAATAGTGCTGTTCAGGGCACGGCGGCAGGTCAATGGTCGGCTCGTAAGGCGCAGCTTCTAGCCAAGCGGTACAAGGAGAAGGGCGGTGGATACCGGGACTGATATTGAGATGTTCAAGGCGCAGGTTCAGGCCGAGTTAAATCGGCTTGAGGCCAAGTCGTCTGCCAAAGAAGTCGCTGGCAAAGCCATCGGCAAGGACGGCCTAAAGTACATCACGATCATTGTCGTCATTGGTGTAGCGTCTAGTCTGGTGCTGGACTCTGAAAAGATTGCCGCCGTCATGGGTTTGCTTGGCGCGTCTTTGACCGCTTTGATTTCTATGCTCAACGGTATTGCCGGTGCAAGCGAGAAGGAAGAGAAGCCTGAGTTTGCAGTCATCAAGGAACTCATCGCCAAACTCGATAAACTAGATCGGAAAGAAATGCCGATGCGAGTCGATGTTGAAGGTGATCATGTGGTCGTTACCAAGGGTGACGATGTAGTGAAGGCAAGCCGATGAAAGCCCCGCAGCAATCCTTGAAGGCATGGACTGCCCAGAAATGGAGAACTAAAAGTGGTAAACGATCTTCTGACACGGGTGAAAGATATCTTCCGGAGGCTGCGATCAAAGCTCTCAGCCCAGCCGAGTACGCCCGAACCACTGCCGCCAAGCGCCGAGGAAAAGCCCAAGGCAAGCAGTTCGTCGCCCAGCCCAAAGGCATCTCGCAGAAAACCCGTGCGTATCGTCAAAAAGGTAAGTAAGCGTGGCTGATAAAACTACAGCTACTACAGACTTTAACCTCGACCTCAACACGATTATTGAAGAGGCGTTTGAGCGTTGCGGTGCTGAACTCCGTTCGGGATACGATTTCCGTACGGCTAAGCGTAGTCTTGCCCTGCTTCTGATGGATTGGTCGAACCGGGGTATCAACCTTTGGACGCTAGAGGAAGGTACCAAGACTTTGACCTACAACGTCGGTACGTACGATCTTGAGCCTGACACGGTTGACCTGCTTGACCACGTGATCCGGACTGGCTCTGGCACGAACCAGCAGGACATCAACATCTCGCGCATTTCGTCTAGCACCTACGTGTCGATCCCAAACAAGAACGCGACGGGTCGCCCGATTCAGATTTGGATCAATCGGCGTACGGGTGCTACGGGCGCAGATGGTGTTGTAGTCAAGCCACAATTTACGGTTTGGCCGAAGCCTGATAACAGCACCACTTGGGTTCTGTACTACACCCGTTTGCGACGTATGTTTGACCCCGGTAACGGCGTCAATGGGCAGGATATCCCGTTCCGGTTTTTGCCCTGCATGGTTGCTGGGCTGGCTTACATGCTGTCGATGAAGATTCCAAACGCTGATGCGCGTACTCCTATGTTGAAGGCCCAGTACGACGAAGCTTGGGATCTAGCGGCAGGCGAAGACCGCGAAAAAGCGGCGGTGCGGTTTGTCCCACGTGAGAGCTTCTTGGGTGGCTACTAATGCCAAACAGGTTTGCAAGTGGCAAGAACGCAATCGCCATGTGCGACCGATGCGGATTTCAGTACAAACTGCGCCAGTTGAAGTCGATTGTGATCAAGACCAAGAACGTAAATATCTTGGTCTGTCCAGAGTGTTGGGAACCCGATCAGCCTCAGTTGTCGCTTGGTTTGTACCCAGTGGACGATCCGCAGGCACTTCGGAACCCAAGACCGGATACGAGTTATTTTGCGGTCGGTAATGACGGCGCTAATGGCAGTCGTCAGATACAATGGGGTTGGAACCCGGTCGGTGGGTCAAGAGCCTTCGATGCGGAGCTAACTCCGAACACACTGGCCCCGGCTGGTGAAGTAGGAACGGTGACGGTCGTTACGACCTAGGAGATTGAGATGGCGATGAGCAAACTTGAGAAACATGCGGCTCTTCCGGCGAGCAAGGCTCACGGTCCGGGTCGAGTGAAAAATATGCGTGCTGGTGGCAAGACCAACAGCGAGATGAAGAAGTACGGGCGCAACATGGCTAAGGTCATGAATCAGCGTAGCCCGGTTCGTAAGTCTTCTGGCCCGAAGTAATTGCCATGAAAGAATTAAATCCCGGCAAGATCAAGCCGAACACAGACTCGACGGGGCGTAATGGCTACCCGGAGAAGGATGTGAACAAGGGTGTCACCCACATGGATATGAAGGGTGCTGGCGCTGCGACGAAGGGCAAGAAGTTCGTGTCGCAGATCAACCTTGAGAACAACGCCAAGTACAGGTCAGGCTGGTCGCCGTGAATTACACGCAGCTTTCTACACTGATTCAGCAATATTGTGAGTCTACGGAAACCTCTTTCGTAGCGAATATTCCTACGTTTGTGCAGTTAGCTGAAGAGCGGATTTATAACTCCGTTCAGATCCCGGCGATCCGTAAGAACTCGACTGCCACGATGACTATCGGGAACAAGTACATGTCCCTGCCGTCTGACTGGCTCTCGACGTTCTCCTTGGCGGTATTTAACCCGGCAAATAATGAGTACACGTACCTTTTGAATAAGGATGTGAACTTCATTCGGCAGTCGTACCCGGATGCAGACGATACTGGGTTGCCCAAGTACTACGCGATTTGGGATGACGACACAATGATTCTTGGCCCTGCGCCAGATCTCGCGTACACGGCTGAACTGCACTATTACTACTATCCGGCATCAATCGTGAATGCGGGTACGTCTTGGCTCGGTACTAACTTTGAAACTGTTCTGCTCTACGGGGCGCTCCGAGAGGCATATATCTACCTCAAGGGTGAACAGGACATGATGCAGTACTACGAACAGAAGTATCAGGAAGCCGTGCAGCAGTTAGCTCGCTTGGGCGACGGCCTGAACCGTCAGGATGCGTACCGTTCTGGTCAGGTTAGAATTCCGGTGGCTTCGTGATGTTTAGCGCAGAAGTTCAAATTGGGCAGGTGCTTGTTCAGACAACAGACCACCGTGGGCATACCGTAGAAGAGATTGCGGAGCGTGCGGCTAACCGCATTATTCGCGCAGATACGAAGGAAGCCCTGCATTATTGGCTGGTAAAATATCTCACCGAAGCGCAAAAAGCTGAACGTGAGTCGATATGTAAGAAGTTAGATAAACAGGGCTATGCGGAAATCGCACACTTAATTGGAGACCTATAATGGCTATTTCTCAGGCAATGGTGACTTCGTTCAAGGTCGAGATCCTTGATGGAGTGCACAACTTTGGCGTTGGCGTGACTCGCGCTTCAACGGCTGCGGATACGTTCAAGCTTGCGCTGTACACTTCGTCGGCAACTCTTGGCGCTGCAACCACGGCGTATACGACTACGGATGAGGTTTCCTCGTCTGGCACGAATTACCCGGCTGGCGGCTTAACGCTGACGATCTCGCAGGTGCCGACTTCGACTGGCACGACGGCGTTCTTGGACTTTGATGACCTGACGTTCCCCAGTGCTACCCTGACGGCTAACGGCGCGTTGATCTACAACGCTACCCAGAGCAACAAGGCTGTGGCGGTGCTGGCGTTCGGTGGAGATAAAACCTCTACCGCTGGTAACTTCACGATTCAGTTCCCTGCCGCTGCCGCTTCGACTGCGATCCTGCGTATTGCTTAATCGGGGGTTTATATGGCCCTCGTACTTGCGGATCGCGTCCTAGAGACGACGACTTCCACTGGGAGTGGGACGATTACCCTTGCTGGAGCAAAGCAGGGGTATCAGTCTTTTGCGGTGGTTGGTGATGGCAACCAGACCTACTACACCATTGCCAGCCAGTCTGAGTGGGAAGTCGGTATCGGAACCTACACGGCTTCGGGCACTACGTTGTCCCGAGATACTGTGCTGTCTTCTAGTGCTGGAGGTGGCAAGGTAGGGTTTTCCGCTGGTACCAAGGACGTATTCGTAACGTACCCGTCTGAGAAGTCGGTTGTGAACAACGTGCTGGTGAATGAAACCACTACGTCTGTTGGATACAACATCGGCACCGGTTATAACGGATTGTCGGTCGGTCCTATGACAATTAGTCCCGGTAACTCTATTACGGTCAGTGCCGGTCAGCGTTGGGTGATCCTATGAGTGTCATTAGCATCGGCACTACGATTACTAGTGGGCTTGTTCTTGAGTCTGATACTAGTGGTGAGTTAGTTATCAAAACTGGGCCGTCTGCCACGACTGCTCTGACGATTGACGCAAGCCAAAACGTAGCGTTTGCTAAAACCCCGACGTTCCCTAGTGCAACTATAATCAACGGTGTTACGTACATTTGGCCTGCCGCTGACGGTTCTAGTGGTGACTTTTTAACGACTGATGGCGCGGGAGATTTGTACTGGAGCGCGGCAGCGGGGCTTCCCCCGGTCACTGTCACTGCGTCTACTGCGATTACGGCTGTTGCTGGTAACCACTACGTTCTGACTGCTGCTACAGCAGCAACGGTTACACTCCCTGCTTCACCTACAATTAGCGATACGGTGTGGATTACGGTAGCAAATAGTTTGGTTACAAATGTCGTGGCGCGTAATGGCAAGAACATTCAGGGTATTGCAGAAGATATGACCTTGAACGATCCGTATGCCGCAGCGCAGTTACGATTCTCCGATAACACGGAAGGATGGATTTTGATATGAGTTACTTCAGTCAATTTACTGGCGGTGCTATTACTGGATACACCCAGTCTGCTACTTTGACAGTATCTCAGGCGATTAGTGTTCCTGCTAACACCAAGCGTATTGAAGCCCTGCTCGTTGGCGGCGGTGGAGGCGGTGGTAATTCTACCGCACCTAATACTTCAGGTATGAGCGGCGGCGGAGGTTTTGGTGGGGCAGCAATTATTGAAATTCCTATTACTGGATCTCCGCTTTCATTAGTAATCGGCGCTGGCGGCGCTGCCAGTACAGACGGATCGCCAACCTATATTGAGTCTGCCGGAACTCGCTACGCTGAAGTTGGTGGTGGCGGAGCAGGAGGGGCACACAATGCTCGCGCTAGTATGGGACGTTCTGGCGGCGGTGGCGGTGGTGGAAGCGCTCAAAATAATGAAGGCGCTCCCGGTGGTATGGCGCCAATCGGAAACATTTTGTGGTCGCCTTACCCGCAGAGACCTACAAATGATACAGTGGATTGGATAGATACTTACGGAACAACTTCTTTAAAGTTCGTACCTGCCACGGCTGGATCGCCCGGAG